TGATGTTATTATAAAAGGGAAATCACAGTACGCCCTCAACTCATCTAGCTTTTCTAGGAACTCTCGTTCCATGTTGTTAGTACCGGAGACTTGACAAGTAAACTCTTCACGCTTAAAATGCTTAAGATTCATCTACTACTTCTCCTTCTATAACGTCACCAGATGTATCTTGTCCAACATCTACCGCACCAACACCACTAATGTTAATCTGAATGGCATTTCTACCGCCATCCTTAACAATATCCTTCTCAAACGCTGCAACGGGCAGGATTCTGTCCATAACAAGCTTCCACGCTGCCGCTTGATTCTTATGATCATGGTCTAACGCCGCATCAAAGATAGTATCCAACACCTTTCTGGACTTAGGTGATGCTAACATACGTGCTTTGTATTCGTTTATGACAGCAGCGTCACCCTTCGGGCGACCAACAGCGTTGCGACTACCTTTTTTAACAGACGAAACTTCAGTTTTACGTGGTCTTCCACGTTTCCTTTTAGGAGGAACTGCGTTATCAGTCATAAAAGCCCTCTTTAAAGACTCTTATAAGATTCTTGTAAGCCTTATAAGTTATACATTTAATAATTATCTTATAATAATTTATCTTATACGGCGCGGTAAAGAATCTTTAAAGAGTAATTTCTAAGTCTATACTAATAGTATATCATAAAAACGAACAAAAAGCAATACCTTTGTTGAAAAAAAATAATATATTTATAAAAGACTTGACAACGTCCTTTAAACTGTACCAGCACGGTCCAGATTCTGAACTGCTTATGCTATTGATTTATATATTGTTTCTTGTTAGATAACTAGGGGTTATTTTAGGGTCTAATTTGACTCTTTTTTGTGTCTGGGTAGCAACACACGCACACGCCGCAGTCACAGCCCCTCCCCCGCCCCAGTTTGGTGCAGACAAACATAAAGATATGCTTATATTTGCATATGCTGATGCCTAGGAAGATCTGCAGAGGTGAGGTGTGAGAGTCTAGGTAGGACCCTTATAGGTATCTAGACAGACTCGACTGTACCTATGCATAACACACCTCTATTCATATCGTGAATGGTTTTGCATTTCAGTATTTGAAAAAAAGTGTTGTATTTTATTTGTCAACCGTTAATATACACACATCAACACAAACAACGGAGCAACAACACATGACATACGAAGAAGCGGCACAACATCTCGAAATATCACCGACAGAAGCGCGGCGAGAGATTGAGAAGCAAGGCGAGGACTGGCAAGAATTTGTAGACACGTTTGGTGTACAGTCCGTTTATTATTCAGACGATGTTCTAGAATGGTTAGGATACTAAGGAGAAACGACGATGAGCTATACATATAGACAGTTTTATAACGATACACTCGCAGACGCTACGGAGATTTTCGACGAGGTGGAGAAGTACGGCGGAGATGCTCAAAGGTTACTCGATGAGCGAGCATACAGCAGAGGCGTAGAAACATACTTCTGTAATGCCTTCGAGATTGTTGACGCTATGCGCGGAGATGGTCACCTGTTCGATGACGCGACAGATCGAGCAGAGGAACTATACGGATCGTTAGCGTTAGATTTTCGAGAGATGGTGTACAAAGTAGCAGAGCAAGGTTACTTGTTGCAGATGCTCGAACATTACTCACGGTTTGTTTCAGTAGAGGAGGACGTAGCATGAACCCAACACTGATAGACATACTTGTATTGTTTAGTTTTGTGCCAGTCTGGGCAGGTCTTTGTTACCTACACCAGCGCTGGACAGATCCACGAGCGAGACGGCGACGACAGCGCAAAGCACGACGGAAAGAGCTGCGCCGGGAACTAGCACGACAACGGCGGTTGTTACGATGACAGACAAGACAGGAGCGAAAGATGGAATTTAATTTGCTGTACTTTATCGGGATGCTGTTTGCTGGCATCATCATAGTAACGTGGCTAACGATGGACAAGGAGAGATAGACATGAAACAGCCAGACAATGCTCATACAAAGATGTTCGGCAACGACGGACCAGTCGGTAACGACGCTGAGATAATCGTCTACTACGAACAACACGGGCCAGCAGAACCAGTGTTACGGATACCGTTCTGGTACTACAAAGAGGAACTGGGAATGTTTGAACACTTCGAGGCGTCAGTACATAGAGCAGCGAAGGCACTCAAAGAGTCGTACACGTACTGGCCTGAAGGTTATGTACACGTACAAACAATCATCAACGACGAATATGTAAACATGATCTAGGAGGTAGACATGATTGGTGTTAATACAACGTATGTTATTGAGTTATACGACGACGTATGGTCGCAGGTCTGGACAACGGACGACGTAGACGACGCAAAGGATTACGTATACATTAAACGTAACAATGGTAAACGATACAGAATTGTCAAGCACACAACGGAGGTTATTTATGAGAACGTGTAATATGTTTGACCTAGACATGACGGTTGACATTTCAGTTGACTACCACTATGACCCATACGACAAGATTATTGAATTAACATCTGTCAAGTGGGGTGACGTAGAAATACTGGACATGATCAGCGACACAGTTTATGACAAGATTCTCGAACATATTTCCGATGAGGACTTGTGGAGAATTGAAGAAGCGTGTTAGACTCTCTGCAGTAAGCAGAAAAGTCCATCATTAAATTATTATCTTATAAGGTATTTAACCTATGAGTATCTCTAAAGAACAGAAAGTAAGTGAGCTTGTTGAACGACAGTTGGAAACGTTAACGCTCATTGAAGCGATGAATATTGCTGGTAACTTTTTCTCTGACCTGTTAGATTCAATGGACGACGAAGAGATTGACGAGCTGTACACTGACATGGGAGCAGGACGTAATGGCATTCACTGAGACACATAAACCATGTCCTGACTGTGACAGTAGCGATGCGTTATCGTACAACGAGGACGGTTCAAGTTATTGTTTTAACTGTAGCAAGTACACCAAAGCCGCAAGCAGGGACAACGTGCGAGAGCTAGGTTCTATCAGCGATGCATCAAAGCCATCGTTTAGCCAAACAGAACATCGGTTAATCACAGCGGAGTACCGTTCAATAACTGACCGTTTAATTACAGGATCGACGGCGAAGAAGTACGCAGCACTCAAGCAGGGTGACGTTACAACCTTTGGTTATTACAACCCTGATGATCCAACAAAACCCATAGCTGCCAAGGTACGCAACCCTGACAAGCGGTTCAGTGTCGTTGGTGACTGGAAGCAAGCAGGCTTGTATGGACAGCACTTGTTTCCTGAAGGTGGTAAGTATGTGACTATCGTTGAAGGTGAGTACGATGCGTTAGCGGCTCATCAAATGACAGGTAGTATGTATCCCGTTGTCAGTGTCCGTAACGGTGCAACGTCGGCGGCAAAGGACTGTCGCCTTTTTTATGATTGGCTGAACAGCTTCGAGAACATTGTTATTTGTTTCGATGCTGACGAGCCGGGACAGAGAGCGTCAAAGGAATGTGCTGATCTGTTCGGTAACAAGGCAAGGATTGTTAAGCACGTCAACGGCTACAAAGATGCGTGTGATTACCTTGTTAACAATCAAGCTGATGCGTACACCAAAGCATTCTGGTCTGCTCAACCCTACACACCTGAAGGTATCGTGGGTGCTGGTGAGCTACGTGATCTGATCAAGAAGCCACTGACTAAGGCGAAGGTACAGTACCCGTTCGAGGGGCTGAACAAACACCTGTACGGCATACGCACTGCTGAGCTGGTTACTATTTGTGCAGGCTCTGGACTGGGTAAGTCTACGCTTCTGCGTGAGGTAGTCAGTTCTATCATGGCGCAGTCAGAAGATAACCTTGGCTTGATGTTTCTTGAGGAGACACCTGAGCGTACCATGCGAGGACTGGTAGGTCTTGAGCTGAACAAACCTATCCACCTACCTGATTGTGAGTATGACGACACCGACATTGATCTAGTCTACGATACGATGGACTATGAGAACCGTGTCTATCTCTGGGAACACTTCGGCAGTAACGAGATAGAAAACGTACTGGGCCGTATGAGATACTTCGTTAAGGTACTAGGAGTGAGGTACATTGTACTCGATCACGTCTCAATACTCGTGTCTGATCAGAGTAATGGTGATGAACGTCGTGCCTTGGATATGATCATGACTAAGCTGAGGACGTTCGTGCAGGAGATGGGGATCTGTATGTTCCTTGTGAGCCACCTGAGACGCCCTGAAGGGAAACAATTGGAGGACGGTGCTGTCACTAGCCTTGGTATGTTACGTGGCTCTGCGTCGATTGCACAGCTCTCTGATGCGGTCATCGGTGCTGAACGTAACAGCCAGAGTGATGATCCTATCGTTAGAAACACGACCGTGCTGCGGGTGTTGAAGAACAGGTACACCGGAAAGACTGGCAAGGCGTGTGAAGTATTCTACAATGAAGCAACAGGTAGATTGATACAGCGTGATGAACGTGAGGAGAAACCAGTATGATGGTACGGTTAGGTGAAACAGAACAGAAAGTTTGTGAGTACATCGCTAAAGAACGATACAATAATGCTCGCAAAAAAGGAATAACCGACAACAAGAAAGGTCCGCAATCAAACTATGAAACTGACTTGGAAGGTGTTGCTTCTGAGATGGCAGCTGCAAAACTTTTAAACGTCTGGCCCGATATTCAGATTGAAGAGATACCTACTCATGATTTAATTTTAGGAACACATACCATTGATGTTAAGGCTACGAAGTACAGAACAGGTAAGTTGATAGCAGCCTTACATAAAAAAGACAAAGCATGTGACTATTATATGTTGATGTTAGGTACATTTCCAGAGTATTCTTTAGGCGGTTTTTGTAGAAAAGAAAAGTTATTGAATGAAGACACGATAACGAACCTAGGGTGGGGACAGTTACATGCTCTTGAACAGGCTGAGCTAATGTCCTTGGACGAGTTTAAAAAGGAAACAATGTTGTGAGATGTATGGCGTGTGACGTAGAGCTAACAGACTACGAAGCAACAAGAAGGTACGCTATCAGCAGAGAGTTTGTAGATTTGTGCAACAGATGCTTTGCTGTTAGTCTAGATGACGGTGATGTAATCGACCGTGATGATCTACGAACACTCGCAGACATAGAGGAGATGATATATTATGAGCAAGATTGGGAGCTGGATATTAGAGCAGGAACTGTTGATGGAGACGTATCAGAAGTTTAACTACGATCCCGAACGTGACGAATTAAATGAGACGTATCATGAATACCTGTTACTTGGATATAGAAACTACTTTGGATCACTCAACGATCTGGTGTGCAGTTACGAAGGTGAAGAACGATATACAAGTACACACCACACCCGACACACTGAAGAAGGTGTTACATGATTCGCAACAGATTGTGGGGCATAATCTCATCGGATTTGACTGTCACGTTCTTGATAGTGTTTGGGGTGTACGCATCCCTAGGCATAGCGTTGTGGACACACTCTACCTCTCACGACTCTACAACCCCAGTCAAGAGGGCGGTCATTCCCTGCGAAACTGGGGAGAGATTCTTGGAGGAGCTGGAAAGATTGCATTCGAGGACTACGACGGAGGACTGACTGACGAGATGGTCGAGTACTGTATCGCTGACGTTGAGCTGACTGAGCGTGTACATCAATGGCTTGCGTTGCAGATACGCAAAGAAGGATTCTCGCAGCAGTCTGTTGAGCTTGAGCATAACGTAGGTTGGATCGTGACTGAGCAGGAGCGTAACGGTTTTAAGTTAGACATACCGTTTGCTGAGAAGCTGATGATGGACTTGATGTTTGAGATGAACAACATTGAAGCGAGCCTACAAGATATTTTCCCACCTATTGTTGAAGAGCGTACCTCTGAGAAGACAGGTAAGCGTCTGAAGGATAAGGTAACAGTGTTCAATCCCGGCTCACGTAAGCAGATAGCAGAGCGTCTTCAAGGTCTTGGTGTTAAGTTTAACAAGAAGACAGAGAAGGGAAACATCATCGTTGATGAGAAGGTACTTGAGGGTATAGACCTTCCAGAAGCTAAAGCAGTCGCACGTTACATGATGTTACAGAAGCGAGTGGCACAGATAGATTCATGGTTGAAAGCAGTTAAGGATGATGGTAGGGTACATGGTAGAGTCATTACTAACGGAGCTGTGACAGGACGTATGACACACCAGTCACCTAACATGGCGCAAGTACCTGCCGTATCTGCTCCGTTCGGAACTGAGTGCCGTTCATGTTGGACAGTGGATGAAGGTAATGTTCTTGTTGGTATTGACGCCAGCGGACTAGAGCTGCGTATGTTAGCTCACTATATGGACGATGAGAATTACACTAATGAATTACTCAATGGCGATATTCATACGGCTAATCAACGAGCAGCAGGACTTGAGAGTCGGCCTCTTGCAAAGACATTCATTTATGCGTTTCTGTATGGAGCCGGCGATGCTAAGATCGGAGCTATCGTTGGAGGAAATAGCACGACTGGACGAAAACTTAAAGAAGCATTTCTATCTAACACGCCGTCTCTTGAAAGAGTTAGAGGAGACACTCTCAAGCAGGCTGCATCAGGCATACTTGCTGGACTCGACGGACGAAAGCTCAGAGTCAGATCAGAACACGCCGCTTTGAATACGTTACTACAGGGTGCAGGGGCTATCGTTATGAAGCAAGCTCTGGTACACTTGTCAGATAGATTGAAGAACATACCACATAGATTTGTAGCGAACGTACACGATGAATGGCAGATAGAAACAACTGCCCACTACGCTGACACAGTTGGTCGTATAGGTGTACGTGCAATCAGAATCGCCGGTGAGACACTCAGCCTACGGTGTCCCTTAGACGGCGAATATAGAGTAGGCAACAACTGGGCTGAAACTCACTAGGAGAAAACTTATGACAGCTAACAAACTACCACCCATTACTGTACGCGGAACTGTTTACTGGTGCGAGCGTAACAAGCTCAACAAATTCAGTAACAAGTATCAGGTACAACTTGGCAACCTTAGCGATAAAGCTATCGAAGCCATTGAAGAGATGGGTATTGCACCAAGCAACAAAGGTGATGACCGTGGTTTCTTTATCACCATGAAGAGCAACAACCCTATGCGTCTGACCGATGCTGACGGTACTGAGATACCTGAAGACGTGCTGATTGCTAACGGTTCAGAAGCAGTGGCGGTTGTAGGCTACTACGATTGGTCTGTTGGTACTGGACGCTCACCTTCCATGATCAAGATGAAGGTCACTAATCTGATTGAATACAGTGACAACGCTGTGTCCGAAGCAGAAGCATTGTGATCCTAATTGACGGTGACATAGTGGCTTATCGTTGTGCTTTCAAGTGCAATGATGAGTCGGTCAAGACTGCCTGTTATACGACGGGCAGTTTCTTGTCTGATCTGGTAAGCGATCTATACACCATGATAGAGGGTGAGCCAGACTACCGTGTCTACCTGACAGGTAAGGGTAACTTCCGTAATGATGTAGCCATCACTGCGCCTTACAAGGGAAACCGTAAGGACAAGGAAAAGCCTGTACACTTGCAAGCTATACGTGAGTACTTGATCGAAGACTGGAATGCTATCGTATCAGAAGATGAGGAAGCTGATGACTTGATTGCTATCGACGCTACCGCCATCCCTGACAGCATCATCGTCAGTCTCGACAAGGACTTTCAACAAGTACCGTGCAGGCAATACAACTTCAACAAACGTGAACTAACTTCTGTTAACCCAGAGGAAGGTCTGTTGTTCTTCTATCGTCAAATCATCATGGGTGACAAAGCTGATAACATTGTCGGTGTGTATGGTATAGGTGATAAAAAGTCTCAGAAGCTTCTTGAAGGGCTGTCAGAGATAGAGATGTTCAACAAGTGTGTTGAGTTACTAGAGTCTGAAGAGCGTGTCATTGAGAACGCTAGGCTGCTCTGGCTACGTCGTGAACCTAATCAGATATGGGAAAGGCCAAGTGAAGAGAACGAGACGTAACATACCCAAGGGCTACGATAGTTGGTTCGAGTATGATCTTCACCAGAAGTTTAAACGGTGTGAGTACCATGTCAACAAGCTAACGTATACTCAAGTCAAGACTTACGAACCTGACTTTGTATATTACAGTATACATTCTACTATATATATTGAAGCTAAAGGGAGGTTTCGTGATAGAGCGGAAGCGAAGAAATATGTTGATATTAGCAGATGCCTTGGCGAGAAGGAGGAACTTGTCTTTGTCTTCCAAAACCCAAGAACAGCCATGCCCGGAGCAAGACGTAGAAGTGACGGGACAAGATACACCATGCAAGAGTGGGCAGACAAGCAAGGATTCACATGGTACACGCCTGAAACCTGCCCTGTCGGATGGAGTAAAAAGCAATGACTAGACACTTAGTAATACCTGACACGCAAGTCAAACCCGGTAACAGTGCTGACCATCTGTACTGGGCTGGTCGATATGCTGCAGCAACAAAGCCTGACGTTATCATTCATCTGGGGGATCACTGGGACATGCCAAGTCTCAGTAGCTATGACGTTGGTAAAAAGTCCTTTGAAGGACGACGCTACACGCAGGATATTAAAGCAGGTCTGGACGCTATGGATCTATTCCTAGCACCTATCAAGGCAGAGAAGAAGCGTCTTCGTAGTAACAAGAAGAAGACATGGAACCCTCGTATGGTATTCTTGTTAGGCAACCATGAGCATCGTATTGAAAGAGCTGTTGAAGCTGACGCTAAACTAGAAGGACTGATGAGTTATGACGACTTTAAGTTGGAAAAGCTTGGATGGGAAGTTGTACCTTTCTTGCAACCAACCGTCATCGACGGCATCGCCTATTGTCACTACTTCACCAGTGGTGTCATGGGTAGACCCGTCACGTGTGCAAAACTTATGTTGCAAAAGAAGTTCATGTCGTGCATTATGGGACACGTGCAAGACCGTGACATAGCTTACGCACGTAAAGCAGACGGTAGTAACATCACTGGATTGTTTGCTGGTATCTTCTACAACCACAGTGAAGACTACTTAAACCCTCAAACTAACGGTAGCTGGTCAGGTGTTTGGATGCTCAACGAAGTAAACAACGGTTCCTTTGACGAGTTACCTGTTAGTCTGCACTACCTCAAGAGGAAGTACGGATGAGTATTGACAACGCAAGTCCAGCAGAATGGGATTCTTTACGTAAAACTGTAGAGAAGCCTGATCACTACAACAAAGGTGCGGTGGAAGCTATCGAAGCTATCAAGGCATCCATGCCTGACCATGAGTTTCGTGGTTACTTGAAAGGCAACGCACTGAAGTATCTTTGGCGGTACGATTACAAAGGTAAGCCAGTTGAGGATCTACGTAAGTGTCGCTGGTACATTGACAGACTAATTAAGGAATTAAATTAATGGACGCATATCAACAGTACATACACAAAAGCAGGTACGCACGTTACCTACCAGAACAACAACGTCGTGAGACTTGGGAAGAAACAATTGACCGTTATCTAAACTTCTGGATAGAGAAGCAAAAGATAACACTGGAAGAAGCTAACGACATGTTCAAAGACATTCATGACATGGACGTTATGCCTAGCATGAGAGCTTTGATGACAGCAGGTGAGGCTCTTGACCGTGACAACGTAGCTGGCTTTAACTGTAGCTACCTACCTATTGACCACCCTAAAGCGTTTGACGAGATGATGTACGTACTTATGTGCGGTACAGGCGTAGGCTATTCTGTTGAACGACAATACGTATCTAAACTACCCGAAGTAGCGGAGGATTTTCATGACACCGATTCAGTTATACACATCACCGATTCTAAGATTGGATGGGCTAAAGCCTACAGAGAACTTATCAGCCTGCTCTATTCAGGTCAAGTTCCAAAGTGGGACATATCTAGAGTACGACCTGCGGGGGCAGCACTTAAAACCTTCGGCGGTAGAGCATCTGGTCCAGAACCTCTTGTCGATTTGTTTAACTTCACCGTCGCCGTATTTAGGGAAGCTCATGGCCGTAAACTGTCCTCAATTGAATGCCACGATTTGTGCTGTAAGATTGCACAGATCGTCGTTGTCGGGGGTGTCAGAAGGTCCGCTCTCATCAGTCTCTCTAACCTCACTGACGATAGACTCCGACGATGCAAGTCAGGACAGTGGTGGGTTGACAACCCTCAGCGAGGCTTAGCTAACAACAGTGCATGTTATACAGAGAAGCCAGACTTTGAGGCATTTTTAAATGAGTGGAAAAGTTTATACGAGTCCCGATCAGGAGAGCGAGGTATGTTCTCTAGAGTCGCAAGTCAAAAGCAAGCTGCAAAGAACGAGCGACGAGATGCTACCTATGATTTTGGAACTAATCCATGTAGCGAGATTATCCTACGGCCAAACCAGTTCTGCAATCTATCAGAAGTTGTTGTCAGGGCAACCGATACGCTCTCAAGTCTCAAACGAAAAGTACGTGTTGCGTCTATCCTTGGAACTTTACAGGCTACCTTGACAGACTTTCGTTACCTACGTAAGGTATGGCAGAAGAACACTGAAGAGGAATCACTGCTTGGTGTATCGTTAACAGGTATTATGGATCACCCAGTAATGTCAGGACGAGGAGACAAGGATGAGCTACGAGAGTGGTTGGGAGCGCTTAAGGGAGAGTGTATTTCTACTAATGCTATTTGGGCTGATCGTCTTGGCATCAATTGTAGCACTGCTATTACTGCTGTTAAGCCCTCTGGTACTGTTAGTCAGCTTGTTGACAGCGCTTCCGGCATACATCCGCGCTACTCTGACCAGTACATCCGACGAGTCAGAGCAGACGCAAGAGACCCACTCTGTCAAGTCTTAGAGGCCGCAGGAGTGCCTGTAGAGGACGATGTAATGTCACCCACTACTAAGGTATTCTCCTTCCCTATAAAGTCTCCTGACGGGGCTGTGACAGCCTCTGAGATGGGTGCAATGGAGCAGTTAGAACTATGGGAGATATATCAGGACTACTGGTGTGAACATAAACCATCAATGACGTGTTACTACAGGGACGATGAGTTTCTGGAAGTAGGTCAGTGGTTGTATAACAAGTTCGATAAGATCAGTGGTATTAGTTTCTTACCCTACTCAGAGCATACCTATCAACAAGCACCTTATGAGCCTATTGACTTAGAGACTTATGAGAAGTTGAAGGCAGAGTTTCCAGAGACTATTGATTGGAACATCTCTGAAAACTCTGATATGACTGAAGGATCACAGACGTTAGCCTGTACTGGTAACAACTGCGAGATTTAATCGCTTAACAGAGCTATTAATTCATCTCCTCCGGGAATACTTCGGAGAGTCTTAAAGTCTGATTCTTGTTTGAATATAAGATCAGTTAAGTCTTCTCCGAAGTTTCCCATCAAACCCGCAGGAGGAACAAACGAAGCTAACAAATATCCAACAGGGTCTTGTCTGAATTGCGCGTTTGAATAAGGATCGCCCAACTTACCAAAAGTAGCAACCTGTAAAGGCTGAGACAAGGCGTCTAAAACCACACCTTCTACACTAGGTTCTTTTTCTTCTTTTCCTAGTAATGCTTGCGGCATACCTCTAGCTTGGTTTATAAGCCCATAACCTAGCCCAGCAAACATCATGTAATTAGCAGTAAATTTACCTGCGTCTTTGTAGTTACCTGCCGCTATGTTATCTATCATACCTACCTTAGCAAGCTCTGCTTGTTTAATAGCAAAACCTGTTAAGGCCCATATAGGTCTGAAGCTAGGATTCTTTAAGTACTCTAGAGGACGACCTGCTGCTGATATAAGTTGTTGCTCTCCTAACCTACTAAACATTCCTCGTACAATTAACTCTCTAGCCTTTTCAGGCATTTTTTCAAGAGGCGTTTCTTGTACTAAATGTTTACGTATCACAGCCACTTCTTCAGGAGAAAAGTATTTGTTAAACTCACCAAACTTACCTGTCTTAGCCGACTTACGCATAGCGTTTAACGAGCCTCTAAGAACAATACCTTTACCTAATCTATCCGCATCTCTAAAACCAGACCATTTAAAAGCCTTATCTTGATACCACTCCGTTCCTTTTTGGAGCATGCTTTTTTCTAGCGTCTCGTCAAAACCAGCTTGAAACTCTCCAATGTTTTTTGAGTTGCCGCCTATGCCAAAGTCTTGAATACGCATACTTTCTCTGTTGAGTATACCCTTCATGGTAGGAACAACACCGTTTTTTACCATAGACACAGCAGCATCGTGCAAGTTTAAGAAAGCAGAATCAAACTGTCCTAAAGTACCCGCATAGGATTGTTTCATAAAAGCTTCTATAGCTGCGTTAGGACGACTCCTTGCACCTATGTATGTGGAGTTAGCAAGATCAGCGACTCTCTTACCTGTCGTAGGTGAATTAGCCTGTTGCGTCACTGCTCTTTCCATTTCTTTAAAAAAAGCAGAAGTGTCTTCGTTAATACCAAGACTAGGACGCATCCTAAAAGAACGAGCCAACTCTATCAATGTTTGTTGTTTTGCTATACGATTTACCTGCTCCAGTATAGGGTTAGCATACTGCTCTAACTCATCTATATCCATTTCCTCAGCAGATCCACGCACTCTTTCTTGAGAGCCTGTTTCAACTCGCCTTCCTGTTTCAATGTCAGGACCAAGACCTTCTTCTTGTATCTGCTCTCTTTTAGTACCGGAGGCCCAGTAAACTTCGTCTTGTTGAACTTCCTCTTTAAATATTTTTCCTGATTCTTTTTGATGGGCTTTGCTATCAGCAACTAACTTGCGGAGAAGCGTATTAGCCTCCTTACTCATTGAAGAGCCTTCACGTAATATTTGTTCTAAGTTTTCAGGAGACTCATTTAAATCCAAAAACAATCTCTTGATGTTATCGTTATTAGACCAATCAACTAACTCAGCAAATGAATCTTTTGTATCTTCTGAATAGTATTTGTTCAAGAATAATTCTTGCTTTCTACCTGCTGTTTCAAAACTAGATTCAAATAAAACACCTACTCTAGGCCCAGCAAACTTACTAACCAACGCAGAAACAGGTCTTGCTAATCTTTCAAAAGTGTTAGCAGCAGCTCCCGGCTTAATGTCATAAGCACCACGCATAGCAGAAACATCGTACTGCATAAGCTCTTCAAAAGGCTTAGGCTTTCTATACCGTTGTGGTATAACAACTTGCTTTATAATATCTTCGGAAACGCCAGCAGATCTTAGCTCTTCTTTTACAAAGTCCCTTCTTTGCGTTGTTGTTGCTTCAAGCTTAGGGGCTTCAGGAGCCTTTTCAATCTTCATTTCTATTTCTGTAAGTTTACTTTCAGCAACACTTAGATTGTCTTGAGCTTTTTGTATTCTAACTTCGTCACCAGACTCTGCGGCTTTTGCTAAACGCTCATCTGCTTCATCAATTTTTTTAGCTGCCTTGTCCCACTGCTCTCCTAATTCTTTCATTCTCTTTTCATAAGCAGGCAGTTCTTCAGCTTCCCACTTTTCATAAGATTCAAACTTAGGTCTAGCTTCTTCAACATCAAAACGAATAGCAGCATCGTCTGCAAAGTCTCTAAGACCTTCTTCAGATGTTAAATCAAAGTCACGAACTTTCTTAGCAGCAACAGCAGTAGGAGCAACTACGGGAGCTTTTGTCATTCCTAAACCAACAATGTCTTGCAAAGCTGAGGCTACTTTTGAAGGGTCTCTAGCGACTTGGGCAAAACCAGCACCAGCGGTTGTAAGTTCTCCAGCTAAACGAGGAGCCATCGCTACACCGCGCTCTTCAACAAACTGTCTGTTAGGATCAATCCTAGGATCAATCATAGCCAATGCTTCACGGCCTGTTGGAACGTCTTGTCCAGTAGCTAACTCATAAGCATACGTTAACGGAGAAGCAACAAAGGTGGCTATATCAGCAGCAGCACCTACACCAGCAGCAGAAAATTCTTGTATACCTTCTGCTAGGTTTTCAATAGGAGTGTCTAAAGACGCTTCAAGTCTTTCACCGGCTAGTTGTCTTTCTCTTTCTGCTTGAGCAAACTCTTCTTCTAAACGTTCACGCTCAGTAGGCTCCTGATAAGCACCAAAAATCTCTTCAAGTTCTGCTTCGGTAGGCGGCGCATCACCAGTTAACGATAAAGTACGCCCAGTGTCAGGGTCTGTTACTTTATAAGTAGGCATTATTAAGATCCTTCTACTTTTACTGTAAAGCGTCCTACTGTTTGTGTTCCTTCCTCATCCGTAGTAGGAAGATTCTCAACGCTTTCTGTTCCTTCTTCAAGCATTTTAATTTCAGCTAACAATGGAGCAAGAGCTTGCTGTCTTGCCATTTGTATTGCTTCTTCTCTGTCAACTCTAAAACCAGTATTACCACCCGCAAAAAAACCGCCTTGAAAAGCTTTTATAGCAGTTTCTGTAGGCACATACTTTGCAACAGTATCTTTAAGCCTGTTGATTCTATCGGTCTGTCTTCTTTTTTCGTTTGCTTGAGATACAACAGCGCGACTTAAAATATCATTTACAGCGTTAAACTCTCGAATAGAGTTTTCTTTGTCGCCGCTGTTCCATGTTTCTCCTGCTTCAAAATCTGGCTGTTTTATTCTTGACAGCCTTTCTTTTAAATTTTTCTTAAGATCAGCATCAATGTTAGCAGAGTCTATAGAAGATTCTAAATCAGACGTGGCTAATGCAGTTTTCTTTTGAGCATCAGAGTCTTGTTTTCTTTGTAAGGCGTTTGTGTAATTTAAATTAGCTGTTTCTCTTCTAAGCTTTTCTTCTTTTACGTCTTGAATTACTGAAGCAAAACCAGAATCAGTTAGATTTTTTTCAAACGCTTCTCTACTGTTTTCAGGCACAGCAAAATAAGCCTCTTGCAAAGCATCTTCTTGTTGCTGCCTTTGTTTAGCCTCTAAATTTATAGCGTTTATTTCAGAAGAAACTCTAGCGTTTTCTCTTCGCAAGGCTTCGTCTTGTTCTGCTTGAGTGCGTCCTGCAATTGTAGAAGGGTCTACGCCTGCTTGAACAGCAACACGAGACATAATTTGTTCTATACGTTGTTTTTCTTCTGGTGTTTTTGCTGCCTGTCTTGCTGCCTCTAAACCTCTAAGACTTTCAAGAGATGATTGTTTAACAGCAGCGGTTTTTGCTGCTTCTGCTTGCATTAATTCTTCTGGTGTTTTTGCTCTTCCTGCCATAAAGTCTGCACGTTCAACAGCACCCATACCACGAAGTTTTTGCATTTCTTGTTGTTGCTGCTGTTGTTGCGCTCTAAGAGCTGGTGCTTGACCTATACCACGCGCAGCAGTAAACAAACCTTCCTGATAAGAAGGCTGCAACAGACCTTGTAAAAATGTTTGTGAAAACTTAGCCATGATTAATCCTTCCCAAATATGTTACCGAACAACCCACCAAGACCACTACCAACGCCTTCTATGATACTACCAAGATCACCAAATCCACCGGGATCAAGAACGGTTCCTGATCGGGTAACTTGAGGCGTGAACAAACCAGCAAGTACGTTAGAACCTATACCGCCTAGCAGGTTAGCACGTGCTTGCTCTGCCAACAGCTGAGCCTCAATACCAGACATTGCAGTCTCACCAAACAAGCCTGTACCGTACAACTGAGCTTGCTGTTGTAGTTCTGCCATGCGCTGTGCTGGCTGTGTTGCTGCTAACAATTGAGCCTGCGGTATGTAACCAGCACCAAGGAACTGCTGTCCTAGTCCTGCTTGTTGCATCTGTTCTGCTTGAGCCTGCTGCATAGCACCTAACATTGACCGTGTACGTGCTTCTTCTTGAGCAGTTGCCATAGCTAGTTGCTCAGGAGTAGCACCACCGTAGGCTGCTGATGACGTACCTAAACGACCCTGAGCTGCTAGACGCTCCTCTAAAGCAAGACGTTGACGCTGCTCTTCAGGACGCTGTGCTGCTCTCATACGTTCAAAGATAGCTTGCTCACGCGCCTGCGTAGGCATCTGAGCTTGTCCAAAGAACTGACCTGCACCACCTAACAACTGTTGCTGCAATGCTTGCTCTTCAGGCGACAAACCCATTGTAGTTTCTACTGCGCCCGTAGGAGTAACACGAGTACCTAACTGACCACCTGTTGTAGTCGTAACAGTAAACGGTCTAAACTGTGACTCAGCTTGTCCACGCTCTGCAAGCTCCATAGCCTGACGTTGAGCTTGGCTGCCAATATCACTAAGCCTGTTATAAGCCTCGCCTGTTAACAATGTACCTGCAATGCCGGGTATAGCCGGACTTATCGCAGAACCTATTTGACCAAGGTTTCCCAAAATATTATTGAAGAAACCACCAGTGTTTGCTATTGTCATGTTGCTTGTATCAACAGCCATTGTTATCTCCCGTTAAAGCAGCTTACCTATCAAAGCCATTACGTTAATTTCTTGTAGAGATAAAGCAAAGCCATTTATTTCTGACTCTAACCCTACCTGTACACTTGTTCCATATCCTGTTGTATTAAGTGAACGTGCGTTAGTTAACTGACCAGCAGTAAACTCTACTGTCGTGTACTCACTTTCACCATAAAACCCTGTTATTTGATTACCTACTGTAAATTCAGCAGTAGCGTATGTTGTTTCAAAGTCATACGCCCACTTCATAAATACTGTCGCATCATTTGCACCAACCAGTGTTGGCTTTAACTTTTTAAGAATCTTAATCCTTGAGCTGTCACCAAACGTTAGGCTTGGGCTGTAATACTTAAAACGATAACCAGTACCGTTGTCGCTATAACCTGTATACGTACTTATACCGTTAGTAGTACCAATGTATAACGTACCATTATCTAAACGTGTAAACGCTGTAAACTTAGTAGAAGGCCACCGAGTAACACGGTATGATCCATTGTCTAATGTACCTCGTACATCAAAGCAGTATGTTACATCTTGACCGGTAAACGTCAGCAGATAAAAACCTTCTTCTGGACTGTATACCGACCTAAAAAACTCAGTCTCATTTTGTAACGCAGTAATAATGTCTTTAGTAATATTTCCTGACAAACTGCTAAGTGGCAATGATTTTTCTTGTATTGTCCTGCCAAAGCTTTTTAGTCCTGTATGAGACAAAAACAACACGTCAGTACCCGTGTACTGGACTGTATCTCTATCAACACAACCTACCCCAGCTACCGTATCTGCCAGAGCCATAGTTGCTGGTGCCTCTGCACCTTGATATGCAACAATGCTGTGCTTACCAAAAATAATTAACAAGCCGTTGTGTGCGGCTAATGCAACAATTTCGTCGTAGCCGTCAGGCCATACCTTTGAAATATCAATAGAACCGCTAGTGCCACCAGACCAATCATGCCCTATTAACAGATCAGACCAGTAGATAGTAGACTTGTTAGCACTAAAGTCTGCTGTCCAGAGCCTCCCATAGGCCGCTAGAACCTCGTTACCGTACATAGCACTGGTGACACCAGCCGCACCAGAAACGCTGCTGAGCGTGATTACAGAGCCTCCTGCGTTGTTATACACTAAAGGTTGAAAGCCGCGCTGAAAGAAATAAATCTTGTCGTTAAAATCTACAAGCTTCCAGTTGTCTGCATTAATGCTGTAACCGCCGGGTGTTTCATCTACTAACGTAGTTGTGCCGCT